GATAAAAAATAATGTGCCATAATATTAAATAGTTACTCTACCAATAATGTCACTATTGGGATATTTGATTTCAAAAATACTAGGATCTAGCGAAGGATAAATAACATTATTTTGAGTAGCAGCGACTAAATTATATTTAAATTTAGAATAGCCTGAATTTTCACCAAATACATTTTCAAAATTTATATTGTTTACTGTTTGTACTCCTGTCACGTTATATAATCTCCCAATTACGTCTCCTATATTAATAGGTTGATTTATTTGCCAATTTTTAATGTCAAAAAAGTTTTTAAGATTATTAACGCAATTTAATAATACTTGATCGTTTGAATAACCAGATCTTACTGTAAGATCAAATTCTACTTTAAAGTTAATTACAGATGCTTCTTTAATATTAATAGAATCAGTAAGCATTCTATATTGTTCTAAGTAAGTAGCTAAATTTATTTTAGCAGCTTCTGAAAGAGGGCTTAAATTTCCTCTTGGATCGTATCCTAAAGTATATAAATTTAATGCATTAGGATTACTAATTCTTTTATTAGTATCTAAAGATATTTGGGTATCTTGTGTTATATATGTTTTAGCTACTTTACCAAATTGAGGAGGCATAGCTAAAGATCTAAACATATAATCTTCTTTAGTAACAGTTCGTTGTTGTGCTGAAAAATTAGCTATTGCATTTAATCTAATATCTTGTAAACTATCACCAGGACCACCTCCAGTAGCTGGTTGTGGATTGTTACTTTCTATTGTATTTTTAATAGTATTTAATAGCCCACTATTTAAGTTTCCTTTTCGAGGTGTAATTAATATGGAGTCTCTTCTATTAATAGTATTAGCATTTTGATTAGAATTAATTCCTCCCCCTACTAAGTAAGTTACAGTTAATGTAGTATTTGAAGGGACTTCTCCATAAGCCTTAGTATATAAAAAGTTTGAAGGGTCATATGCTTTATCTAGTAGTGATCTTCCATCTTTTATTCCCAAACCTATATTATCTGGATTAGGTATTATTGTAGTATCATCACCACTTGTAGCTCCTGCTCCAAAATGTATTTCTAATCTTTTATTGGATAAAAATCTTGTAACAAATCTTTTAGATACTTTTTTAGTTCTTAATAAAAAAGGTACTTGTCCCTCATACTGATTTAAATTAGGATCACTTGCTTCAACATTAGGGACTTCTTCAAAAATAGTTTCTTGGGCTAAATAAGGGACTTCTGTATATTCATTTCCATCTGAATCAACAATTGATTGAATTCCTATTATATTAGAATCATCTAAAGATAAGGTTTTAAATCTTTCAGCATTGCCAATATTAAAAGAAGTTGTTTTAACCTCAGCACTAATTGCTTTAACGTTCTTTTTAAGAAGGTAAGTATCTGGTTGCGTACCTCCTTCTACAGTAGCATATACTGTTTGTTCTGTTGGGTCAAAAGAAGAACTAAATGCAAAATTTACATCATTTTGGATTAAAAAACTTACTCCACTATTATTATTGGGTAAAAATGATGAATTTTTTCTTATCCTTAAAGCATAATCATAATCAGGTTCTCCATCATCAGTAGCAGGAATTTGCTGAAATATTTCTAAATCTACAGAAGCTGGATTAGTAACAACAGGTATATAACCTAAATTATAAGCTAAAGCATAAATATTTTCACGTTCTTGAGCATATTGTAAAAAAGTTTCTTGTATTTGAGCATCTGTATAGAAAGAAAGTACATCACCTATATATGATGCCATTTCTATAAACATTGTCCCCGGACTACCTTCAGTAAAATCTGTTACTGTTTCTGGGTAATATACCTCAGCTAGGTTAATTAATGCGTCCTTAAAATCAGTAAAATCTTTATTAAGGTAATTTATAGTTTTATCTCCTGTATTGCTGTTTGAGTATGCCATTAGTAATTAGATTCAAAGTCATTATTAGTAAAACTTAAAGTTACCGAGTCTTCCTCATCATTATTTATTAACGAGTAATTAATTGTAACAAATAATTTATGGCCTTGAAGGCCTCCATCTTTTAAAGATATATTTTTTATTTTTATTTCAGGTACGTGTTGATTTACTTGAGGAATTATATAATTTCTTAAATCGTTACCCGCTATTTCTGTTTGTTGTTCAAACAATCTATTTTTTAAACCCGCTCCAAATAAAGGTTGGTTTAATCTTTCTCCAGGAGAAGTTAGTAATACATTTAATAACTTAGATTTAACATGATCTTTAGTAGTATAGTCTAATGTAAATACCCTTTTCCTATTAAAAGGTAAACGAATCCCTACAGCAGTTTTTTCATTTATATCTACTGGATTTATTCTTATAGGTTTGCGGATTCTTATTGCCATTAGGGTCTAAAATGTTCTTTTTTCTTATCCATAGCAGCCATAATTCCACTATAGTCTTTATTCAAAAATTGATTAACAGGATCATTAGCATTAAATACTTCTTCAGCAGAAGGGGAAATTGCTGTTTCATTTAATAATGAATCTAAAGTTCCATTTCCTGTATTAAAAGAAGGCATTTGTTGTTGAATTTTTTGTCTGAATTCAGCTTTTGCTGCTTTATTTTCTTTTTTTTCTGCTATTACAGGTTTTACACCTGATAGTTCTTCCTTTAATAACGCTATTTCACGTCTTAATGCGTAATCGATTTCTTCTCTTACAACTTTTCTAATAATTTTTTCAAATGCATTTAATTTCATTTCTATTAGTTTTTAATAAATATTAACGTTTAAACCCTTTATACACTAAACTAGTACTACCTTCATTTCCTTCACCTGTTCCATAAGTATTTGCTAATACTGTGCTAGTTGGGTCTTCTTTTTCCCCATTCCCCCCACTAGGTTGTCTTTCAAAATATCCTGAAATATTGCTTCTATCTAATCCTAGATTATCTAAATCATCCTCAGTAAGGGTTTGTTCTAAAAAATTTTCAAAATTAACTAAAAACTTTTCTCTTAAATCTTTTAGTTGTTGGGTTCCTGTTTCTAAAGCATCTATACCTTGATTTAAAGGATTTGATAACTTATTAATTTCTTCATTAAAAAAAACTACAGTACCATCAATACTACCTAGTTGGCCTTGTATTTTTTTAATTATATCTTTAAAATCTTTTTTAAATAGTGTAAGATTTGAAATTATTGTACCACTAGCTACTGGTCCTGTGTTTGCTGCTAGTGCACCATCAATAAGTGGGATTATACCTTCTAAAACACTTGATAAATCGAATCCTATATTTCTAATATTTCCTATAAGGTCTAACTGTTGTCTAGACCCCTCTAATTTATTTTTTAAAGAAAAAAGTTGGCTTTCTTTTAAACTTAATTTATCTATCCCAGTATCAATTATCCTAACTGCTTGGTTAAATTTATTTTCTAGTAAGACTCTATCTTCTTGATCTCCATTTAAAATAGTACTTTCTAAATTATTTTTAAATTGTTCGGGAGAAGGTAATTCCTTTATTGCCTCTTCTTGTGCTCTATTTTTAGCAGCAGAGATAATTTGATCTTTAGTTAAAAATAAATCAGAAGTAACTTTATTAATTGCATTATTTAGTAAGTTTTCTATCATCTTATAAATACTTTATCACTTTTAATACTATCTAATTTTTGTTCTATCCTTTCTAAATTAGAAACTAAAGATTGTCCTAAACTTGTATTAATACCCGGATTAGGACCCTGTAAACCACTTGTTTGGGGGTATTGTATTTTAAGCCAGGTCTTAAGTGATTCTATAAGATCCTTAAGAAGTTGTTCTAAAGTATCTCCCCTTACTGCAGGTATATTGGGGTTTTCACCATCTATTACGGGACCTATATATATTTTAGGGGTATTAATAAAAGTATCTTTACTAGTATTTATGTGGAACTCACCATTAGTTTTAAATAACATTAATTTATCACTAGAAAATATACTGTCATTACGTCCATTAAAAACTAAACGATCACTATCTACTAAAATTTGTTTTCCAACAAATAAATCTTCTTGTATAAATTCTACAGCCATTATGTTATATTAGGGTATTTTCCTTCTAAGGCAGATCCATTAGCTAAATCGTTATCAAGTTGAGCTTTTAATTCACTAGTTTTTTTACCAAATACCATTTGATAATGAGGTTTATCTACTATACTTTTCCAATCTCCACCCCATTCAAACCCTAAGGATTTACCTATATTTGAAACTGCGGTGTGGTCATAATTATAATTAACTCCTCCTCCAGAAGTAATTTCTACTAAATCAAATGCTAACCCAAAATTGTGATAACTACTTCCCCCTTTAGCATTTGTAACTATATCTCCACTAACTGTTCTACCTTTAGCATATAGGGCGTCTTGTTCAGCTATAGTCCTTAAAGCTTGGGCAACCCTTAAATTAATACCTAATTGTATTTGACATCTTAATACTAACTCTTTAGCAGGTCTTCTAATTAAAGGATGCAATGTATTAATTCTAGCATCAGTATATTTGGGGTCCCAAGTTGTTACTTCGTCTATATTTATATTTAAATCATCTGCTATGTTATTTTGAATTACATAGTTATTAGTAGGTACCGAATCCTCAGAGGGGTTTTCATATTCTCTAGGATCTTCAAAATGATATTCTTTTAATTCTATAAACCCTTCATCTTCTGCTGTTTCTAAAGCAGCAAAAACTGGATCATCTATATCTTCGGTTATTATAGGGGGTGGGGGCGGTGCTGGAGTAGTTTCAGTAACTGTTGGGGTTTCCTCGTCTTCAAAATCGACTTCTTGAGTAACATCACTAGGGGCTTCAGGTATTATAACCGGAGGGGCTTTAGCTATTTCTACTAAAGGATCTTTAACTTCAGTGTAAGTTGAATTTAAAGAATCTATATTATTACAAGCTGCTACTAAATTAATACTTTGATTAGTTAAAACATATATAGATGAAGGATCTAAATTTATATTTTCATTATTACCTTCCCCTACACTAATTATTATAGCTGGATCACCTATTGTAGGATTTCCATCTTCAACATCAGTAACATTATTGCTTATAAAGTTTTTTCCCTCAGGACCCGTAGATGTAAATCTAATTCTTTGACCTTTTCGACCTTCAAAAATTGAATCTCCTTCAGTAGGTGTAAGTGATCTTTGATTAGGATTTTCTTTATGATATTCTCCTAGTTTTATTTTATTTTCTTCAGATTCATCCAATCTAAATGTATATTCTCCTGTAGCTTGTTGGAATAAACTATAACGTGGGGCTCTTGAATCAGATCGACCCGAAGTATAACCTAAATCTCTTAGATAATTATCTAAGTTTTTACTTGCTATTTCACGAACGGGTGATCTAAATTCTTTTTTAAAAGTAAAATTAGGAGTACTAGCTTTATTTATTCTTTGAGATACCTGAGGTAAAGCGTTGTTTGTAGTATTATTATGAATATTTAAGGGAGGGTAATAATAATTAATTACATTAGTAGGATTTCCTCCTAAATCAGTATAATATTCATTAGTAACAGATTGTACAACTTGTACAATTTCTCCTATAAGAGGGGGAGAAAAATTATTTCTATTAATGGGTCTAGCTATAGGTAATGAATAAATTTCATTAGTTATTTCTTGGCTTTTTTCATCTACAAAAAAAATTACTCCAATACTATCCGGACCCACATATTTAGGATGATCTATGTCTAATATAATATCAACTACCCTTTTATTTTGACTTTCGTCTTTAGTAGGATTACTTCCCCCTATAGGAGCCCCAAAATTTTTATTTTTTACTAGGCTCATTTGCTACTTCTTCAGCAATTTGCTGTAATTGTTTTAGTTCTTCATCTGTAAGAAGAGCATCTCCTCCTCCGCTTGTACTACTATTGTTTAAACGTTGTATAACAGCCATCATTTTTATTAAATGTTCATCATTTTTAACACTTACTTCTAAGTATTCTTTAATAAGAGGTACTACAACAGGAGCATCACCTATATTTTGTATTAAGGGTTTTAATTCAGCAATTAAAGAGTTGATTTGTTTATCTTTCTTTTTACTATTATTATATATTTCCTTAAATACATCCGAAGATGTTTTTCCTTCAAAAATTATTTGATCAAGTGGATTGCTCATGTTTATAAATATGATGGACCCTCAAGATATCTAGAATATGTAGTATTAAATATATTTTTTAATTTTTTAACTACCTTAGTTATAATAGGAGTTTCTAGACCTGTGATTTCTCTTATATAGATATAAATAGCTTTTTTATTAAAGATTTCTAAATGTTCTCTATTTTTTAAAACTGTTAATACAGCATCCGCTACTTTAATTTCATCTTGTTTTTTAAAATACCTTGATAAATTAGCATCAACATGGTTTATATACATGTCTAAAAATTCTACTTTTACATCATGTACTTCTTTACGTTCAAAACCATTTAATATTTCATTATCAGTATCTACCTCTAATAGATCAGCTTTTTTCTTTTTCTTAGCATAGTTTTTATTATTATAGAGTATAAGATAGTTTTTTCCTACAATACTAAAATATGAAAAAGCTTTTCCTTTACCTACTTTAAAATAATGAAGTTTCTCTAATAAAAAACAAATAACTTCATGTTTTAAATCTTCTAAATCTTCTACTTCGGTATAGTAAAATTTAAAGGTATGAATAAGATTTTCAGCTAATTTATAAAATGAATGATGAATCCGTTCATTATAAATTTTATTTCTTAAAACCTGATCTTCACTAGCTAAATATTCAATTATAGCTAATTCCGTGTCTTCTGTAAAATATTGTCTTTTACTTTTACGTCCTCTTTTTTTGGCCATTTAGATTATCGGAGACGAAATTCATTTAATGCCTCCTGTATCTTCTTAACTTCAGTAAAAAACCAACCTATTTCATCGTCTGCTATAAAGGATCCTTTATCGTCAATCTGATTTAATCTTCTATCACATTGATCAATAGCCTCACTTTGTTTAGCTATAAAGTCTTCTAACTCTTCGTTTTTTTTAATAACATTACGAATAGCAAATCCTGCTATAATTAATAGGGCTGATAATATTGCAATTATAATTTCCATTTAGTCTGTAAAGAATGAATCAATAATTGATTTTGTTTTTTCGTTGAAATTAGGATTATTTTCTACGTTAATCGCTTTAGCCTTCCTTATAGTTTTATCAGCTTTAGAGGCATTAGCGGGTTTAGACGATTGTTGTATAACCGAATTTCCAGAACTCCACATTTGAAATTCTATTTCTTGAGCAGTTTGAATTGCTTGGTGAATTAATAATGGTAAATGGGTTCTAAATTTAGTTTCTTTTTGCCCACTGTAAAAGTAAAATTTATTACTTTCATCAAAAAGTCCTTCTTGGTTACGAATAGCTAAGTATTCATTATGAGATATTTTAATACCCGCATCTTGAAGAAGATAAATAGTACGATCGTAAATTTTCATAGCAGGTACATGCTCATTAAATTTATATACCATACCTAAATTTTTAACATGCCAATCAGAATCATTTTTAGTAAAATATTCACTATTCCAATCTCCTAACTTACCTAATTGGCAAAATAAAGATACAAAATTTAATTCTTCACCTGTAAAAGATTCAGTAGCTCCATGAAAATTATATAATTTATATAATTGATTAGCTATTTTATTCACACGTAATACATGATCAAGATAACCACCCGGAAAAGCATTATTAAACCAATCTTTAGATGAAGCAGGAGCAAACATCATACGTTCTTTAAGGCAATCGGTTAGTGTTTTTAACTTTTCTAAACGTTCACCTTCAAAATTAGCTTCTAAAACCCCATTAAAAGTTTCAAAATTAATTTTTATTTGTTCAGCTCCAACCATTTTATCTACCCCCTAAAAATCCTACTCGTGATTGATCATTTTCAGGAGTAATACTAATAATATTTTGAAGTTCTTCATATAACTCCTTTAAATCATTTTCCATAAAATGAATTGCTTGGGCGTTTTGTCCACGTTTTACTAAACTATGTACACGAGCTAATCCCTGATCCAAGCGATCTAAAGCTGTTTGTAATTGTTTTTTATAAGCCATAATAAAATTTTTATTTAATATACGAACTAATTTATCGATTTCCAAATTTTCTGTAAAAAGAAT